GGGGGCTATATTTTAGGGCTAAATATTCCGACAATATTCCCTGGAATATCCCTAGGGGGTATGTAAAAATCACTATGATATATATGTTAGACCCCCCTGGCAGTGCCTAATAACATTATACACTCTGTTATCAATTTTGTCTAGTACCATTTTGTCACATATGAATAAAATTAAAAAAAATACTTGACAAAATTGCATATAAGCACTATAATAGAAAGATATATTATTCAAAGGACACACATACACGCACAATTCAGTAGAACAAGAGGGGTCATCACGGATAATATATAAAAATTATGCTAGATCTAGACATAAACAAAATAAAACAACTTCCTTTTAAGGAAATAATGGAGATAGTTAACGCAAATAATGGATTCTTCTATAACAAAGACTCAAAAAAGAAACTTAACAGATATGCAGGAGAAGTTTCTGGACGCACTTTACAGCGAAGCAAAAGGAAATCCACGAGAAGCCGCAAGAATAGCAGGGTACTCGGAGCATAGCTATCCCAAAGTTGTACGAAATTTAAAAAAAGAGATTACAGAGTTGGCGGAAATACATTTATCAACGCACTCTGCAAAAGCAGCTACTCGGTTAACAGACCTACTAGACGAAGACGGGACCACACCACACTCTAACATTCGTCTAGCAGCTGCGAACTCTGTATTAGACAGGGTTGGAATCTCAAAGAAAGACCAATTAGATATAAATATGAAAGCTATGCATGGAATATTTATATTACCACCTAAAGATGGAATCGATAAAGATAAAAAAGAGAGCTAGAACTATACCATTTGGTTTTAAGCAATCAGAAGATCCAGAATATCTGGAACCAATTAAAGAAGAATTAGATGCTCTTAAACAAGCAAGAGAATATTCGAAGACTTGTTCGTTAAGAGAGACTGCCCAATGGCTACATAGAAAAACAGGAAGATACATATCACATGTCGGACTCAGAAAAAGACTCGCAAGAAATAGCACCACCGAAACCGAAGAAAATAGTTCAGCAGAAAGCCAAGAAGTCAGTCAAACAGATACTAGCTCGCACTCGTAAGAAGGTAGCTAAAGCAGAACAAACTCTACGTTCTGCAAAACAAGCGGCAGAAAATACCAAAAAGAAACTGTTAACTATTGACAAGGCTCTTACTGGTAAAGAAACTCAACTTCTTACCGAAGATATAATCGAGAGTGCACCTAAGAATGTACAAGAGCATGTACAAAACCAAGAAGTTATCTTTAAACCTAATTCAGGTCCACAGACACAATTTCTTGCATCCTCTGAAAGAGAGGTATTTTATGGTGGAGCACGAGGTGGTGGTAAATCATATGCGATGCTAGTCGATCCACTTCGCTATTGTACATATGCAAATCATAGAGCACTCCTAGTAAGGAGGACTATGCCTGAGTTGAGAGACTTGATTCAAAAGTCTCAGCTATTATACTCAAAGGCATTTCCTAGTGCAAAATGGAGAGAACAAGAAAAAGAGTGGCGATTCCCATCAGGGGCAAAGATAGAGTTTGGTTACGCAGAGAAC